CCGCCATCTGCTTACCTTAGCTGCTGGAGCGCTAGTAACAGTAGGCGTGTCAGAGCATGACGCTGCTAACCTAGCTACGGCTGCTGAGCCTGTACTTGGTGGGGCCATTCTTTACGGCGCTGCACAGGCTTGGTCAATCGTTGAAAAGAAGAAAAAGCGCTAAAAACTGCTAGAGCGGTAGGAGCGATTCTTCTCGTCCGGTGAATAGTTAGGAATTCTTTTGCGTATCTTAGCTACGGCATCCTCTCTATCCAGTAACATAGAGCAGATATAAACTAGGTTATACGGCCTGGGACTATCCTCAAAGAAGAAGTTATACAGGTCTAATTTGAAGAAGTCCGGCAACTCTTTTGCTGGGGAGCAGTAGTCTGCAATCGCTCTATCTATAACAGCCAGCCATAGCAATACTTCTGGTAGCACTGGCGTGCTTACATATTCTGTTTGTAAATCACTCATTCTGATTTCGTAATCTTTTGGCATTGGACTAAAGCTAAAAAGTCCTCCAAGTACATCGTTACAAGCCAGGGGCGGTTGTTCTTACGGTGGCATACTATTGGAGTTTTGTCACCGCAGTCTCTTGTAGCTTGGTCTATGGCCTTGTCTACGTTGAGATTCTGAACCCGCTTACATTCGATGTGGTAAGCAGCCAATTCGGTGCAAACTACATCAGAGTCGCCAGCCTTACCGCAGAACTGTTGGGTACGCCTAGCAGTAAAGCCATGCTCCTTTAGTTTATTGGCAAGCTCTCGTTCCCCTGCCGCTCCTTTAGCCCTTGAGTTTGTCATAAGGTTCCGTTACAGTTATCAATACATAGAAGAGGCAACTCTTCAGCTCTGTAAAAGCCACTCTTTTCCCGCCAAGGTATCGAGTGGTTTTTTTTGCCAATAGGCTAATAATAAATTTTATCACTGTTAGCTACTGACCAGCGGTTACAATCCTCTGCTGACCAGATTGTATCGAGTGTAGCATATTCCTTTGTCGGTGCAGTCGGATTATTTCCGATAAAGAAAGCGTCTTTGAAAACGAGTCTGTTGGTAGGCAAAGCTGCAACTTGTCCGTTATCAAGCAGAATGACGTGGGCACACTTGTTTTGGTCTGGCTGGAGCAGGAAGGCAGATTCAGCGTCAGAATCAGGCAGCCAATCAATCGTAAACCAGTACGTGCCAGACGCCTTGGTTTTGTCTTTGAGGATTGCGTCACACTGATAGCCTTTTAGCATATCAAAGGTAGTTACTATGGGGCGGTAACTGAAACAATCCCATAGTTGAAGTAGCTCCAAAGAGTACTTAGCAGGGTCGCTAGCATCAGTGTCATGCCAAAGCCAATGCAGAGGGATATGGCGAAAGTGAGCACCTGATTCAAGTAGTACGTGGAACTGCAAGGCTCTTGCTTTGTATGATTGTATTGCGAATGCGTAACCATGTTCAAAACCTTCTTTACCGTTTAAGTTTTTGTTTTCTATCCAGACTTTTAGGGGCGGTATATCTGCGTTCATTATTCCTCTGATTTCACTATTGAAAGCATTCTAGCTCGCTCACGTTTGGTTGCTTCTTGTACTTTTTTTAATGCCTCTTGGTATGCCTCATCTTCATCTTTTATAGCTGCACGATAACCAGCCATAAATCCCGCTGTTAAAGCGTTTTTTTCTTTCCAATGCTTTTCAGTTTGATCCAAATTGTAACCATTACATTCAGCATAGGCACATGCTTGAAGAAGCAATTTTTCATCATCTATATCATCTATAAAAACCATTACTCCTCCTCCTTCGGCGGCTCAGGGAACGGCATCCAGTGAGTGATCTCATCAGACCAACCCGCATGTTCATAAGTGCACTTGGACACTTGTAACTGCAGCGAGGGCCAATTACCTACAACAACCCCATTATAAAGCGCAACTGACCAAAAGGCACCAACATCCTTCCCAGCTAATACAACCGCTCCTAATTTTGGCAGCCTATCTTTTACGCTAATCCAACCGTTAATTGCTGCAAATTCCTCCACCATCTCTTTAGGTGTTTTCATTTCTCCTCCTTCGGCGGCTCAGGTAGCGGCATCCAGTGGGTGACTGATTCATCTCTAAATCCATTAACTCCAAAGTACGTGGTATTAACCGATCCAATATCTTTGGCGACTAGCACAACCGTTCCTAGCTCCGGCAGCCTATCCTTTACGCTAATCCAACCATTCACATCCATCATTTTGCTCATGTCCAGAATATGCTCGCAGGTATCTGGCATCACCTTGTCGGCGTCAGCAAGCTGATCCTGTAACTCCTGAATCCTAGCCTCTGCCTCTTCTGGTGCTGCGTGTGCGTGTTCCTGTGCTGCTTTGTAGCCAGCGAGAAAGTTCTCTCTTGCTGATTTGCGCATACCTTCAGCTTCGGGCAGACTGCCCCACCAGTCTCTTGTGTATTCCTCTGCTAGTTCTTCTGGTGTCTTATTCATCTCTAAAGCCCTCCCGCAGATCTGCTTTCAACATCGCAATCTCCTCTTTTAGTTGTTCTACTTCTTCGTCGCGTGATCGGTGACCAGCGAGGAAGCCTTCTTTGCTTAATATATAAGCATTGGTTGTTAAACAAGAATTCGCATACTCCTCTGCCATTTCTTCAGGTGTTTTACTCATCTTGTTCCTGTTTTAACGCCTTTGTTGCCTCTTTAAACATTCTTTCAATGCTTCGCATCGCGTCTTGAAAACCATTCACAAATGCTTGCGAAACAGTCTTATTATTTAACCGCTCAAATACGTTTGCTGCGATTTTTTCAGCTAAACTTTCACTGTTTGTGTAGTTAGCAGCTCTTATTTGCATCACATAATTTGTCCCTATTATTTCGCCCTCTTTGTATCCCAAATTGTATTCTTCTGTTTCTCCAGGTGTCTTACTCATCTTTTAGCTCCTTTAAATCTTTAGTGGCTTTTTCTAATGCTTTTGATAGCTCTATCTTTTTTTCGCCTTTTAAATCGAATCCGTAATCTACGCCGTCTAAAAATGCTGATTGTACTGCGTATGCGCCTGTCATCCCACCAAGTGCAAACATGCACCCATGCCATCGTTTTGCGTACTGTTCTGCAAATTGAATGATAACGGTTGATAGCTGGTCTAATTCATGGTTAAAACGCTCTCGTTCTTTTGCTAATTGCTCATTTGTTTTATCCATTATCTTTCTCCTTTTTTAATTGCTCAGAATAGCATTTAGTATGCCGCTCTATTTCAGCTAAGGTGGCTTCTAAGCGACTATTAAACTCTTTCTTGTAGTGCTCTACGCGCTGCTCTACGCTCATGCTATGCCAATCCCTACCATCTATAGGAATGTCATATTGAATACCCAATACATGAACATCTGCCACCATTGGACGAGCTATACCTAAATAGCTTCTACTGTAAGAAAACATCTCTTCGGATATTTTACTCATCTTTTACACTCCTTACATCCTTAATAGCCTCGTCCAATACTTCTGATAGCGACTTTTCATGCAGGTGCAGCAAAATCTCATGCAGCATAGCCGCAGCGCCACTCATAAAAGCAACGTGCAAAGCATTTCTGCCGCTATCAGAACCTAGTTCGTACTTAGTGCCATGATAAGTATCTGCATACCTTCTAGCCTTGTCATGGAACAACTTCTCTGCCTGCTCTCCTATTGTTGCTACTTCTTCATATACTTTGCTCATATATACCTCTCAAACGATTCCATATCCCAAAGCTTATCCTGAGAGACAAACCACGCCTCTTTATAGCCCCCAGGATTAGCCCTAACGCCTCTTTCTAGTGCCAGATAGCCTTCGAGCCAGCCCAAGAGTTTAACGCTACAGCGGCTCACATAGGTGAGTATGTAGCGCCTATCTGTTGGGTCATTATCTCTAATGACTAGCTTGCCATCCTCTTTTCGCACTGCCCTAACCTCTATGTCATGCCCACAGTCTGCAACGTCTTTAAACGTGCCATGAGCTAGCTGTACTTTTCTGCCTAGCCACTGAGATACTTTTAGCTCTGCTAAGGCGCCTACAGTGTGAATTTCTAGCGCATCAAGTACCGACTTAACCGGCATCCTGTCTTTGCAACCTAGCAGCTCTGCTTCGTACTGCCTGACCTCAGCAGACTTTACAGCTACAAGCATTTCCTGAAAGGTGTAGGGCAGTGTAATCATGGCTAGAATGGCAGGTCTTCCATGTCGATTTCTTCGTGCTTAGCAGTGCTTTTCTCCCCGCTAAAGCCTCCAGACGCCAAATGCTCCTCATCATGCGCCGACCTGTTACTAGCGTACTTTACAGCCTGTTGAAGAAGCTCAATAAGCTTTTCAACCTCTTCTTTATACAGATACTTAGTTTCTACGTATTCTCCGGTCTGCTTGTTTTTGTACGTCTTGCGAACGGTAAAGCTATAACCTCCGTTTTTTGCTGACCATACAGCTACATCAATGCCCCTATCTCTAAAGTTTTGGACTGGCTTATTCATACTTTTTTTTACCTTTTTTATTACGTTTTCTACTATTGTGTTTAACTTTACAAACTGTTGTTTTTTCTGATATCCTGAACTCCTCATATATTCTTGGCCCCGTTGATTATTAAGTTAATCTTCGGGGCTTTTTATTTCCCGTATCATATCCAGAGCCCAGCGCAAGCCGTCTTCCTGTCCTTTTTCAAACTCAGATAACGGCTCTTTGCTGGTTTCTAGTAGCTTAATTAGGTTTTCAATCACGTTTACTGCCAGATTTAATTCGCTCGATGTACTTTTCAAAACAATCTCCTACAACGCTTGTTATTTTCAACTTGTTCTTGGCGGCGTAACTCTTCAAAAAGTTCACATACCGTTTTTCCGTTATTACTGTAAAACGAACTGCGCCATCGCGTGGTGCATCGTCTCTCTTTTCTTTCGTCATTTTTTATTACTCCTTTTATTCTAACTAACAATTTCAGTCTCTTACGCTTCCACAGCTTGTTCATCTTGAACATCCTCCGTAATGCACTGAGTTAATCGCTGCAATCGAATAGGAGCCCGCCAAATTGATTCCGTAATAGCTTTAGCCCCACAGCTCTTTAAGTATCTATCGGCCGCTGAACGCTGCTCACCATCTAGCTTGGAAGTATCGTAAAAGGTAGGAATGCGCCTGGTCTTAGGCTCATCAGGTTTCCTTACTTCTATGATATCGCCGTGTACTGTATGGTCTATTGGCGGGGCCTCGTACGGCTTAGGCGGAGCAAACTCTGACGGCATCTCTTCCTGCGTATAGAGTCCCCCTAGCTCATTGATAAACGCCTCTCTTATGGCGAGACTCTTCGCGCACTTTGAAAGCATTATACTGGGCATCTGAGCCCATATAGGAGTCTTCTTTCCATACTCAGCCATGTATGCCGTAGCAATAGACGGGAAACGCCTATCCTTGCGGTACACCTTAGCCGTTGCAGCAACTAACTGGCCTTTTTCGTCCCGCTCAAACTCAACCTCCATGCCGTCAAATTGGGGGTGAGAGTTAGCTATCTTTAAAAAGCCGTTAATGCCCGTCATCAACTGCAAGCGTCCACCTGCCTTAATGGCCCAAATCTCTTTTGTAGCTGGGTTTAAGCCAGTCGCTCTGCACATCTCAGCAAAAAGTACAAATTCAGGGTCAGTAAGCCCTGGTGCTACTGTATTGCGTAATGCAGTAAGCATTTCTAGATTGTTTGTTGTTGTTGTTAAATCTTTGCTCATATATTTTTACTCCTCATACTTTTCTGGTGTAGCGTTAAAAATCGTGTCGTCGATGTCCTCCAGCAAGCTTTCTAGGTCTTGTTGAGTCTCAGCTTCGAGTTGTCGCCATCCTTGGAGCGGAGAGAATCTTAATCCTCCCTGCTCTGTTCTAATGGCTTCAATAGTAAACTCGTAGCCGCTACGGTGTTGTAGCTTATAGTGCGGATATTTTAGTTCAATGAGTCTCATATATTCTTCTCCTTTTCTGTATTGTTTACAGTAACCAGACACTATCAGTATACAGTAGATAGTGCTAGTACTTTCTTTGCATATTGTTGCCCCTCAGCGCATTTTATTCGTCCACAGTTGTAGACGGTTAAAGCACGCTGCAAGTCGCCATGCTGATCTAGCTCTTCGCGCAGAATCCTAGCTCCACAACGTAGGTTGTAGGTTGGGTCCCACAAATGATCAGCGTTAGGTAGCCCACAGCGTTTAGCGTTGAAAGGCATGATCTGAGCTATCCCCCTGGCCCCAACAGGCGAAACCGCCTTTGGATTGTAAGCACTCTCGACTCTTACAAGAGCCTTGAGCACTTTGCGAGATAGCCCATAAGCATCAGCGGCTCGCTCTATCTCCGCCTCCAAAACAGCCCTAGAAGCCTCAACAGGACGCCGTAACAAGCGCGCCTGATGATAGACTAGGGTCTCCGGCAGAGAGACGCAGCAAGCCGCTACGACTAGGGCAGCGACTATCCAGCCGCTACCCTGATCGTTGCTCATTTCCTCCCCATGGTTGTTTGTACTGCCCTAGCAGGGTCATCTCCCAGCACATAGATGCGCACGCCTATGATGCAAGTGATGACGCCGACAAAGAAACAAACATGCAGGACGGTCACAGCGATCCCCGTAGGGGTGAATAGTAGTTCCTTGATCTTAGTCATACGTTCCCCCTTACTTTACGTTATCCACAGGCTGTGAACAGTCTGCCCACAAATAGCATTTAAGTGGTGTGTTAGTGGTACGCTGTGATTCTTGGCGCTCGTCAACACGAGTTATCCACAGCTTTCCACCAGCCTCAATGCCGGTACAGCCCGATACAGCAGCAACAATTAGCCCCAATATTCCTAATAGTATTTTTCTCATATATTCCTTATCTATTTACACGTTAAACAACTATCTACCCCAACCAAGATCGAGACCTCGCATCGGCTGGCCTAACCCATCGTTAGGCACAACTCGTTGAACGGTCTCGCTTCCGGTTAAGTCTCTATCCCACAAGTTACGCTGTGGGCGCGTGGTGGTTACAATGCTGTAACCTGTACCCCATGGGCCATCATCCTGTGGTACTGGCAACACTGGTTGTGTCGGTAGTCCGTAGGATGGCACTGGAGTAGATGCAGCCGGAAGCCCGTAGGCCTCTCTAAATATCTGGCAAGTTACGTCACATTCTTGTGCTAGTGCCGTTACTGGCAAAAACGCTAGGGCTATAAGTATTTTTTTCATAATATTTTCCTTTGTTTAATATAAATATCCATATCAGTATTATGCGAGTCCTCTTTTTTATGTTTATCAAGGTGGGTGCTTTCAATAACAAAACTGTAGCCGTCCCCTTTTTCGCAAATAGCGTTTCCTATTTCGTTAAGCGCTTCTTTGTAGTCGGAAAACACTCCTTGCAATAACTCTTTTCCAGTTTGTTTGTTTACTAAAAATGCTATGTAAATCGGTTTCATAACAATGCCCCTTTATGCCTTTACCAATTCTTTTAACTTGCCAGCATACTCATAGCTGTAACAATCAGTATCCGAAAAAATGACGTGATCTAGCAGTTTAATGCCCAAAACGTCACCAGCCTGTCCGATTTTCGCCGTCACCCTGTCATCCTCTGCGGACCTAGTAACGTCTCCGCTAGGATGATTGTGCGCTAGGATCACTGCGCAAGCCCCTAGCATTACAGCACGTTGAAACACCTCGCGAGGATGTACGGGACAGCTATTAGCGGTGCCAGTAGAAACAACCGAATAACCAATAGGCGAGTGTTTGCCGTCGAGATAAAGCGCGATAACATGCTCTTGCGAGTTGTTTGGTGCTACTTGCCGCAAAAATTCAACTACCCCTTCAACTGTGGTAATCGTCGAATATTGCTGTGCTTTGCCGTAGTTTATATTTACTTCTCTTATAGTTAGTTTGCTCATATATTCCGTTCCTTATTGGGCTTAATTGCCCTACCTCACAACCGTACCAGATATGATGACCTGTGTACAGCTATTAGTTTCGGAATAATGAAAAAAATCTTGAGAGAATTATGCCAGAAAGGTATAACTGGCTGAAACAATAAAAAAACCACCTCTACCGGCTAAAGTAAAAGGTGGTTTCAAAGGAACTAATCAATATGCGTAAGCTATCAAAATCACCTTTTTTCTTCAAGGTATTTATTCCGTTATTAGATGCTGGATTAGATTGGCATCAATGCGGAGTGCTCTGCTACGTTGAGAGACTAACTAGCAAAAACCTACCCTGTTTTGCCTCCGCTGAAACTATCGGAGCTGAACTTCGTATCCCTTACGGAACGGTAAGGCGCGTTATTGATAGCCTAATAGCTGGTCAATATCTTGCAGCAAATAAGCAGGGCCGGAAGCGTATTTTAGAGTTAGCGCCAGCTTATTTTAGGGTATTGGAAGGTGCTCAAAATGAGCAGCATCAAAACCTCAATAGTGCTCAAAATGAGCAGCATGAAGGTGCTCAAAATGAGCAACTACCTAGATCTAATAAACCTAGATCTAATTACCTAGATTTAGATATAAATAAACTAGATCTAGGTAAGAGTAATACTAGGGACCTAGATCTAGGTAGGTTATCACCTCAAGAACAGTTCAAGCTTGAATTATTAGCTATGGGTGTAAACTATGATGATTTGCCTGAGTAGCAAGGCTATGATGCCGCTAAACAGCCCTAGCAGGGCCAAGGTTAAAAGATAATGCTACGGGGTAGGGATACCCCTAGGCTACGCTAAAGAACGCAGCCTAGGGGGTTTTAGGCTATTTGTAAGATGCTTTTACTTCGTTCTCTTTCCTGCCAGTGGCATAACAGAATTTAAGTACAGCATCTCTAATGTCGCGTGCTTGTTCAGTAGTGCAGTAGTACTGCCAGAATACTTCTGATTTCTTAGGTGTTATTGGGAGTTCTTGTCTAATATAGATATTAATTTTTTTGCTCATATATCCTACCTCATTACTAAACAGATTATTTACCCCTAGGCTACAATAGAAAACGCAACTATGACCGTTTTGGAGCCTTTAGTAGCGGCATCCAATAATTGATCCAAGCTATGCCACCTTCTGACCAAGTATCTTCACCATAGTAGTATGCGCTCATAACGCCTTCGTCAGAATCAACTAGGCACAAAGTATTTTCAGGTGGCATGTTCACCTTAGCGTCAATCCACTCTCCAACCACTAGCAAGTTGGAGTTTTGTTGAATTGCTAGCAGATAGCCATCCCTAAGCCCATTAGCCCTACCCTGGTGATAGCCCTGTTGATAGCCTTCCGTATTTACCCAGGCGTCATAGGAATCGACGTCCAGATTATTTGTCTTACACCATTCAGTAGCTAAGTCTCTAATTTTTGTCATTTCTTTTCCTTTCCTATAGTTATCTTAGTTTGTTGGAGTTACTATTGCACGCTTGCTACCATATTCAATCGAGTTTAATTGATACCATTGTTCAGCTTGCATAACTGAATACCAACCCATTTTGTGATACTTATCTTTCTTAAATAAAACTACCTGATCCGATTGTGAAGCATTGGCCTTTTCTTGAGCAGATGCCATAGCGCTAGCCAATAACTGGGCATACTTTTCGCGTAATTCTACCCGCTCCGCTAGTTTATGAGCATTGCGGGTAGTAAATTCTTTTCCATAGCCAAGCGCGACCGAAGCACAGGTTACGCCGTAATAAACTATTTCTCCATCGTTGGTTTCTAATGCTACTGTTTTAACCAGCCCTGTTTTGCCGCAACAATCACAATCATTTACGTCGTCAACTATACCCTTATATTTCATATATTCTCCGTTACTTAGAACTATTCCCGATTAATCAATTACAACAAATTTACGCTTGCCATGTTCTGCTATCTCATTTAGTGCAACTTGATCCCAACTGCCGTCTAAGCATGCACACTGATAGCTAATAAGGCTAGCTAACATGCCAACTGTTATATGCTTAGGCTCGTAATCACTCATACCAAAACCAAGTGACCAGTCTAAGGAATCGTATTTACTGCCACCTTTCTTGGCTATCTCAAATGCCCTTTGTAAATCTTGTTTTGTCATATATTCTCCGTTACTCGCATTATTGCGATTATCGGGTACCCCTTGGGATACCCTGTAATCACAGTTAGTTGCTACTCATATGTATAATCAGCATTAGTAAATCTATAGTGTAAGGGGGTTCCCGTAACGCTTAGGCGCGCAGGCAGTTCTACTTCAAACTCAGACTCTCCAAAACGATGATTAGCTATTAACTCTTGTATGAAAGCATCTAAAACAAAGTAGCAGTTAACGTTGGTTATTAGCCAAGCTGTGTAGTTAACTAAGCATTCATCAGTAAATCCAATTGCTATTTTTTCGCTCATATATTCCCTCTTGTTGCTCGCATTATTGCGATTATCAGACACTCTAAAGAGTGTCTTGTAATCACACTAGGCTAGTCAGATTGGCCATCTTCATAACATGATATGCCGATGCTTCTCAGGTTATTGGCTATAGACTGAGCTTTAGACCAAGCATGACCGTCGGCATTATCATAGCCAATATATGCAGCTCGCTTACCGACACCATAAGCTTCATTAATGTATCGAATGCCACACAATTCTAAGGCTTTTTTAATTGTGTTTAATTGCTTCGCAGGCATTTTACTAAAACAAACATAAGCACGGCCGCATCCCCCTACGCTGCCGTTGCCTTGTGCTGATAATCCGTTTTGTATCGCTGTTACTATTGTATTTAAATCGCTCATATATTCACCCTCATTAATCAGTAGCACCATGCTACCGATCTAGTAGTAGCTAGTTGCCTAGCTACTCAATAGATCGCTAGTTAATTGCTTTACGTTTGTCTGAATCCTTAAATTCCTTATAGCCGTACCGCATGGCAATAGTAGCAAGCCCATACCTACTAGGCCTGCCGTAATGCTTTGTAGCGGTAAAGTACCAGCATAAGCGATTAGGATTCCATCTAAAGCCGTTAGCTTTTAAGAGTTCTCTGTAAGGCTTAGTGTCACCAGTTACCCATAGCCAAGTACCTATAAGAGCTACGTTAACACCAGGAAGTTTAGCACCAACGATAAAAGCTATCTTATCAATGACCGATTGCTCTAAGTTCTCATCGTAGCTATATCGATGATCCTTGCCAGATTCACCCTTGCTAGTGCTACCATGCAAGCGCTTTAAAGCTTCGTGATATTGGCTATTGATAGCCTGCATCGTAGCGGTATCACCACCTAAGTCAGGATGATAACTAAATGCTAATCGCTTATAATGACTCTTAACGTGCTCAACACTAAATAAATCGTCGAAATATCTCATACATTCTCCGTTGTTACTCGTTGCTTAAGATGCGATCTAGTGGGGCCATATCACTACCCTCTTGTTACTAGTTCACCCTTACCACTAAGAACCCATTCTGATTCGTCGAAATAGCGTAATGCTGTCACGATATCAGAGTCACCTCTAGCAACTAGTAATTGTGCAAACGAGTAGCCAACATAACGACCATCAAGTTTCTCAGACTCCAACCACCGATCCGCTTCATTAATAGCATCGTTGCGTGTTTTAGATTGCAACGGAACCCATTGTAATTCTATACCGTAATAATTTTGCAGCGGTAGCCTAATAGCAACTTCCCAAGTATGTTTTTTACTCATATATCCCTCACTATCTCGCACTATTGCGATTATCGGATACTCCGGAGAGTACCCTGTAATCACGTTAGGCTAAAAATCCTCAGCTACTCTTTGTAACTGCCGTCCGGCACTATGTAGCTTCTCAAGGTATTCTTGTTTATGCTTCTCTAGTCTTAGACGCTCGCTTTCAATAGCTTGTCTTAATCGCTCAGCGTCTTGCTCAGCTTTAAACGTAATCTCTTTGCTAGCGTATATAGCGTCGGCAATTGTAAGATGTGGCTGCATATCCGCTGCTATTAGTGCAGCTACTTCGTCTTTAACTTGCGATAGCCACGGCCCTAAATAGCTATATTCGCCTAGCTTGTTTATCGCGTCTTCTAATATATTTATTTCGTCTTGTTTTGTCATATATTCCCTTTTATTTAGTTTGCGTAAACGTTCTTAGTTACTATCGTTTTACCGCTTTCTGTCAACTCAACTTCGTAGATGTAATAGTGACCCAGCGGTTCCTTATAGCGCGCTACGACTACACCTTCTCCAGCACTAGTCCAGACTGTGTTACCTACTTTTATTGTGTTTTTACTCATATATTCCTTACTAAACTTGGGATTATTCCCAACTCACAATACGATCATATACTATATGATGTTTACTGTCCACAGGAGTTTCGTCACTTGCAAAAAAAAGATTAAGATTATTTTTGAGGGTACGAGATATCAACTATTTAGCTATGAGGGCTTGCATGATAGGTAAACAGTAGTTACTCTGGTTAAGATGCTTGAGGGATTAAGATATTCAGTGAATGACAAGGCAGAACGTCTCAAGTCTATTTACTCGCAAAAGCTACGAGCTAGGTTTAAGCATACTATCGGCAAGCCTAAGGGTAATATTTACTACGAGCTCAGACGTAGGCTAGGGCTTACACAAACGCAGGCTGGTAGCTTGATAGGTATCACGCAAAAGGCTTGGCAGTATCGTGAGCGTGGTAAGGTGATGTACTATCCGCTTGAGATAGCTATGCTGCATGAGCTTAGCGGTATGAGCAGTGACGACTTCCTAAGATTACTTAATGATATCGCATAGTTGCCTATGGTGCGTGGCTAGTTTATTAGTTTTGTAGTTCTAGTTAGGTATTTTGGTTAGTAAATTCAGGGGTTTGGCTGGGATTGTGGCTGTAAATCTCAAAATCGAGGCTAATTTGAAAATCGCTAGGGTACCGGTTAAGTATATACCCAACCATCCACAAAAAATTCCGTTCCAAGTATCTCAAACATCATTCTACTAATAGGGCATAAAAAGTATGAGCGAGGACGATTTAAAACGAGGCGAAGATATTGAGGCGACCCCGATTTTAAAAAATCCTAGATTACCTACCCCCTATTACCAGGATGATTATGTAACGCTTTACCATGCCGATTGCAGGGAGATATTGCCGCTATTAGAGCCTGTGGATTTAGTGCTTACTGACCCTCCTTATGGGATAGGCATAGCAAGTAACCCTGTTAGACAAAAGCACGAGCGTAAAGATTGGGATAATGCTCCACCTGATTGCAGTTTAATAGAGCTGGTAGTAAAGGCTGGTAAGCAAGCAATTATTTGGGGAGGTAACTATTTTGCGCTACCTCCTAGCCAATGTTTTTTTATTTGGGATAAGCAACAACCTGAAAACTTTAGTTTAGCCATGGTTGAAATGGCTTGGACTAATATAAAGGGGCCAGCCAAAATGTTTAGAAAGTCTGTTTTGAGTTACAAAAAAGAGCATCCCACTCAAAAGCCAGTTTCTTTAATGTCTTGGTGTATAGGCAAAAGCAATAATCCATTGAGCATACTAGATCCTTTTGCTGGCAGTGGAAGTACGCTTAGAGCAGCTAAGGATATGGGAATTAAAGCAATAGGCATTGAACGAGAAAAGCAGTATTGCGAGGTAGCAGTTAAACGATTACGCCAAGAGGTGCTAAGTTTATGAGTAGTGACGATAAGGAAGATGTAGTTGTTCAGGAATCCTTAACACCTGAGATTTTGCCGCCTATAATGCGCGAGGTGCCGCAAACTAGGGAGCACCAAAGGGATGAGCAGTTAGCTTTACAAATACGCGATTTAGGGCGTCTAGGGCTGTCTAAAAGCAGCGCAGCACTAGCGGCTAGGATTACCCCTTACTTGCTGGATAAGTATTATTCTGAGGCGTTCCTAGAGGGCCAGAGTCAGATGCAGAAGGGGCTAGCTACGGTAGCTATAGAAGAGGCTATGAATGGGAATACGCCTATCTTACTTCACCTGCTAAAGACTAAACTAGGTTGGTCAGAACAGCAGACCCTAGAGATTACGGGCGAGATTAGGAGTGTGGTTAGTGCCAAGCCGATGTCGAAAGAAGAGTTCGTCCAAAGGTACCTTACCCAAGAATCGGAGGATTGAATATTATCGTTGCCCTAATTGTGGCTTACCAGGTTGTATAGTTACTGATAATGTTTTTGTAACTTGTGGTATAAGTCGTTGTGGTAAATCGTTTCGGTTAATTGACCATAGGGTTAGTGAGGAGGATTACGAGAAGATATGGGGGTTGAGCACAGTTTCAAAGACGAGGACAAGCCAGAAGTAATGCGTTGTCCTAAATGTGAGCATTTAAGTACGGAAAAGTTTGGGGAAAGTATGCCTTACACTAGCTTCTTTCCTGGCTTATCGGATGAGTACTTTGTTTGTCAAAATCCTAAGTGTAATGTAGAGAGAATCTACGCAGCAAACGCTATAACCCTACGCAAATGAGCGAAGCTTTAGACGTAAATGTAGTATGGGCGCCGCAGCCTGGGTCTCAGGAGGCGTTAATACATTGCCCTATTACTCTTATTGGATTTGGAGGTGCGCGAGGTGGTGGTAAGACCGACGGAGTGCTAGGCAAGTTCGCTATTAAGCAGGAACAGTTAGGGGCTGACTTTAATGCTATCTTTTTTCGTAAAGAATTGCCTCAAGCTGATGACCTTATTGAGCGTGCCAAACAGATTTACCTTCCCCTTAAAGCGCATTACCAAGACCAGAAAAAGCAATTTACCTTCCTATCGGGGGGTCGCTTACGTTTTAGACCTTTAGCTAATGATGCTGATGCTGAGAAATACCAGGGCCAGAACCTCTCAGATTGCGCTATAGAGGAAGCGGGAAACTATGCTGACCCTTCCCCTATCTGGAAGTTATTTGGAGCACTACGAGGCAAGGGAGGCGGTCAGGTTATCCTTACGTTCAATCCTGGTGGTGTAGGTCATTCCTGGCTAAAGGCTTTGTTTATTAAGCCGGCACCAAAGGGAATGAAGCTACTCAAAAAAGAG